CCATGATTGTTAGCAATAGTTTGAATAGCCTCTAACATATCAGAAGCAACATCAACAGAAGCAGCTTCAGTAAATGTAAGAACTCCAGAAGTTCCAGCAATAGAGCCAGGAGCATTAGTTACGTCAGTAGAGCCAAACATTGCAGCATCAATCTGAACAGCCATATTACGAGCCATGTCATTCATTACAGCAGCTTCAGCTTGTGGTCCATTTTGAGCTAGAATCTGATTAGATAGATTAGCATAACCAGTAACTCTGTTAGGAGATAAAGTTAATTTATCAAAGTTAGCACCACCATTAGCAGCAGTTCCTACTTCTGTATTCCATCCAACAGTTGATCCACCAGCGATAGGAAGAACAGTGTCAGCAGCAACAGTACCTAAATCAGTAACTCCTACTTTAGAATATAAACCAGCAGCTTGTAAAGACTCAACAAAAGTACCTACTGCAGTTGGAGCAATAGCAGAATTTGTCTGGTCAATAGCTCTTTTTTCTTGTAGCATTGTTGGAATACCAATACCATCGATAGCCTTACGACCCTCTTTTTCTGCTTCTTGGTGCATTTCTGCTTCAAGTCCAGTTAATTTTCCTCCGTTACGGATTTCATTTACTGCTTTAAATAAAGACCAGTTTTTAGAAGCTCTTACTTCTTCAGTAACTGGAGAAGATTTTTTTACTTTAGAAGCTTGTAAGTTTTCAAACTTAATACTTCTTTCAGCCATTGCATTTAATGACTCAACTTTTTCATTTAAAGAATCAAAGCTAGTTAGTTCTTCAGATGTCATATCTCTTTCCTCAACTTTACACAAGTCAACTAGAGCTTCCATCTTCTCAACATTTATAGCTCTTTCTTCTAATAAAGATTTACTATTTTTCATATTAAAAATTATTTGTTTTTTAAGACTTTCAATCGCATTTCTGTGAGGTTGCGATTTGTTAAGTCTATTTCTTCTTTTTGTACCTCTTTTAATTCTTTCTCTAGACTTTCATCTAGTTTTATTTTTTCTTGTTCTTCTTGCCAATTCTCTAAAGAACGTAAAGCAAAAGAGCCAGCTTCATTATATGCTGGATATGTTACAGAGCTAACATCGTATAATCTAGATACTTTGTTTATTGTTCTAATGTTTCTACCCTCTACATTCTCCCAAGAGTCCTCTTCAACAGTAAAAGCAAAGCTAGACTGGCTGATAGTTCCGTTTCTTAATAGAGTCATTAAGTCATTAGCTAAAGTTGTATCTGGCATATCAGCCTCATATTTTAAACCTCTTTCATCTACTGACAATCTTAAAGTATTATTAGTTGTTCTAGCTAATGGTAATCCATCGTGATTAATTAAAAATCTAACATCATCTTCTAATCTACCATCAAAAGCACCAGGAGCTATATACTCAACAAAACCTCCTAAATCATTAGACTCAGAATTAAATACTGCACCATAACCAACAACAACATTTTTGCCGTCATCGTTTCTAACTTCAATATCAGACACATTAAAAGTTCTAACCTCTTTGTTAGTTATTGTTCTAATCTCTTGGCTTTTTTCTTCAATAGTAACCTCTTCGTCCATATCTACTACAACCTCAACATCTTCTTTGTTTTTTGCGTAATATATAATTATAGACTCTTCGTTTTCTTCTATCTTTTGGATATGTCTTAACTCTTTATTTTCCATAATATTTCTATTTTCTTCTTCTTCTATTTCTTTTATTCGTTTGTCGTTCCTATTGGAGCAAAGTTTAAAGGGAAATAATGAACATTACCATCATCAATTCTATTTAAATCTTCCATTACTCTAACTTCATTAATAGATAAAACACCCATTGAAATCATCTCTCTGTAATAGTCAGCTCTTGCAGCAGAATCTCCTCTTAATAAACCATTAGAATCTAATCTTATAAAATAATTATCTAGCTCATTATCTCTAAATAGCTTTCTGTTTAATTCTTGTTCTATTAAAACTAAATAAGGTTGTAAAGTAAATCTTACAAAGTCAATAGATAAAGCCTCTATACTTGAGTAGTTAGCAGCTTTCTCTAAATGTCCAATTAAAGATAATGGCACTTTAAATATTCTAGCTATTTCTTCAATCTGAAATCTTCTAGTTTCTAAAAGCTGATAATCGTTTGCATTAATTTTAGACTGCTCGAAAGTCATACCCTCCTCAAGTATTGCAGTTTTACCAGCAACGAATGAGCCAGTAGTTGACTGATTCCAAGAAGTTTTTAATCTTGCGACTGCTTCTTTAGATAGCTTACCTGGATGCTTTATAATTCCTCCTATTTGAGAACTATTACCTAAGTAACTATTAGCAGTATCATTAGAAGCTATTGATGTTCCTATTGTTGTTCTTTGTGATCCTATTACACTTGTTCCCTCATATCCATTAAAAGATAAATTAAAGAAGTGTAACATATCCTCTTTACGAATTGCTAACTCAAAATCTTTAACATCATAATAAATTTGTCCATCGTGATTAATTACTTTAACGTGCTCCGTTTTAATAGGTATTAATCCAACTGGTCTAGCTGAACTATCTCTCTCAATGTAAAAATAACTATTACCCTCAAGTAATAAGTTATTCATTAATACATCTAAGAAAGTGTATGTAGTCATAAAGTCATTAGGCTTTCTTGTCAAAAGTCTATTAACTGGATGTGATACTTCTTCTATTTTATCTCCGTCTGTTTCAACTCGATAAACTCTAACTGGTAGAGAAGCTATTGATTCCGATATAATTCTAACACAAGCAAAGACTGCTGAGAATGTCATTGAAGATTCGGTAGTTACTGCCGTTTTATTAGCAGCTCCTCCTAAAGAAAAGTTGCCTCTTAAAAAATTATTGTTTCTTTTTTCACTACGAAAAAAATCTAATAAGCCCATAAAGAAGATGTGTAATTACATAGCAAAGATAAGAAAAGGTACACTATTTTCAATTCAATATCTTTTTTAAAAATTTTTTTTATTAGTGTTAATATCTTTGGTAAAAAAATTATATCCAAACAATACCTCTATCATCATAACTAGACTCCTCTGTATCGTCATTCATATAAGAGCCAATAGCCATAACTAAAGAAACCATTCCATCTATTTTTTCAGTTGCTTTGCTCTTATCAAATTTAATGTTACCAGCAGGATCAGACTTAACCGCTACATTAGAAGCCATCCATCTTAACACTTTATTTCCTCCGTGATTTAATTGTTTATTTAAAATTAACTTTTCTAGTTCTTTTGTTGGAGATGATAGACTAGCGAAACCTTGACCAAATGGAATCATAGGAAGTCCATCGTTTACTAAATCAATAACTAACTGTGAAGCATTCCATCTATCATATGCTATCTCTTTAATGTTTACTATTTCAGCAACTTCTTTAATTCGTTTCTTTATATAATTGTAATCCGTTACATCTCCCTCAGTTAGTTCTATTAAATCTTCTTTACCCCATCCTATATAATCTACTTGGTCTCTTCTACTTCTAACGAATGCCGTATCTTTAGGAGCAAAGAAATAAGGAATAATAGTAAACCTATCATCTTCAGGAATGATTAAAACGAATGCACTAATATCTCTTACACTTGCCAAGTCTAAACCAGCGTAAGCAGTCATCCCTTTGTAATCTTCTAATCTTACTGGTGATTTATTACATTCCATCCATTGAGCATCTGATAACCATTTACTAGCTGATGACATCCATTGATTAAGATGTAACATTCTAAAAGTATTCTCATAACTAGGAAGCTTAATAGCTTTCTCTTGCTCTCTTTTAAGATAGTCTAATTTTACTACTCCACTTTCTAATCCTGGATTAGCTAACCTTAAAGCTTCTTCGCTAGTCCAGTCTGTATCTATTGGACAGTCATATTTAATATAATAAAATGATTCGTCTTTAATTATACCCTCTGAAACTTTACGACCATAATCTTCAGTCTTATAACAAACAGATTCTCTATTGTATCCAGCAGTTGTTATTGCTATTGTTAATGGCTGCCGTCTTGATCCTACACTTGTAGTTAAAGCATCCCATAAACTAGAATCTTTTTGAACAAAGAACTCATCCATACAAATAAAAGAAGCGTTATATCCGTACTTACTAGAAGCTTCACTGCTCAAAGCTTTAAAACTACTATTGCTTTTTTCATGTATAATTGAATTCTTAAATACTTGTAAATTGTTTACTAGTTGTTTGTCAGCTCTAACCATTCCTGAAGCTACCTCGAATATTATACCAGCTTGTTGTCTATCTCCAGCAGCAACGTAACACTCTGCACTAGGCTCTCCGTCTGCTAGTAACATATATAAAGCTATTGCAGAAATAAGAGTAGACTTTCCGTTCTTTCTTGGTAGACATATATAAGCAGTTCTAAATCTTCTTAATTCTGTTGTTCTATATTTCCATCCAAATAAATCTCTTACAATCTTTTTTTGAAATGGCTCTAGCTTAAAACTAGTTCCTCCTAATTCTCCTTTTAAATGTCTAATGTGATTCTCAATAAAATACACTACTCTGTCAGCAGCTTTCTCATCAAAGTAAAAAGTATTATCGCTTTTAATATCCATTAAAATAAAGTTGTTTGAGCTTGATGCTGCTTAATTCTTTTAGTAGCATTATCAAAATATTCTTTGTCTAATTCATATCCCTCTAAATCATAGCCTAAATTATGACAAGCAATAGCAATACTTCCAGAGCCTAAGTGAGTATCTAAAATTTTATCGCCCTCCTTTGCATAGTTCATTAATAGCCATTCGTATAACTTTACTGGCTTTTGAGTTGGATGTATTCTATTAGTTATTTCACACTTTCTAAACCCACTCCATAATAAATCTATTTTTTTTACACTCTTATTGTACGAAGTCCAAGCCAACTCTCCAGGACTTAATGTAAAATTTTTAGCCACTCCTTTATCCCAAAATAACCAACCACTACTTTGAGGCAAACTAAAGTAATTTCCTCCCCATATAATTTGATTTATGCTTACTCTCATAAGTTCATTAAAGTAAACATCATTTGGTGTATTGATATCCCATTCTTTTCTCTTATACTTTTTACCTTTAGCATTATTCCATTTTTTACTTTTATTGTTAGCCATTTTTTTAACTTCTCCATCAAAGCCAATTCCATAAGGAGGATCAACTATTGCTAAGTCGAATTGATTGTCTTGCATTTCTTTTAAAGCTTCTAAGCAGTCTTTGTTGTATATGTTTATCATTAATCAAAAAAGTTAAAATCGTCTGTTCGTTCTTGCTCTTGTTCTGGCATTG